CGGGCAACATCCTGAGTCATCTGCACGAGTACCAGATCATATCCACTGAGGCGATCCAGCATACGAACATCTTCCAAACCTTCAATGCGGCGGAGACGCTCAGCTAGAGTGGCATCAGATTCATCTTTGTACTCATCACTCATGTATTTGTTCCAAGAAGGGCCATAATACAGAACCCAAGGACCGTAGTGGTAAGCGTCTATGGAAGACTGTACCATTCCTAATACATCGGATATGCAAGTAGCAGGTGTCCAACCACTAGCAACCGGAGAAGTAATTACCGCAGTAATACGACCTGGGAAATTAGTATATCCGTATAAGTTACCACCACCGAATTTGAAAGTGGATAAAGAACCTATTAAGAGATCTTCTGCAGTCTCTGCGACTTTGATACCAGCGAGTGCGGCTGAAGTAGTGTCCAACGGACTTCCTCCATTACGACTTGCGGCAATCTGTCTTGCAGTGAAAGAGAAATCTTTGTGGATAATAGGAAGAGGTAAATTAGTAAGATCATAAACTGGACGATCTTCCTTACTTCTTTCCATGCCATCCATTGTAATACCAGCGGCAGAAATATCACTTTGGTTCTGAGATTCCAGAACTGTTTTACCCATACCGTTTGGAATTTTGTATTCGAGCCCACGACCACGAAGATCGGCGACAGCACGAAGACGAGGACGAGCGGCGGCGATTACAGCCTGATCCAAATGGATCCACTCATCTTTTCTTAGAGTTGCATTAGCATTGGTGAGTGGAACAGATACTGGCTTTCCACCCTGGTTTACGGTAATGTATGTATGTCCATCGTTTCCAACATAGGGACGAAGGGCTCCAACATTAAAATCTGTCTGCATCATAAGTGAAGCGACTCCACCTTGTGCTTGACCGTTGAGAATAAAGTCCATCTTTCTATCTCCTGTTATGTGTTAAGGTTTAGATCCAGCGAGCATTAACTAAAGTATCAACATCACCTGAATCGCTAAGATCCAGAGCGGCTGTAAATACGACGAGGGCAATATTAGTACCAGTATGGGCTATGATCTTTCCAGCACCATTTGACATACCTTTACTACCTATGGCAACATTCTGCCCTGCAACCAGCATAACCTGACTTTCTGAACCAGGATACATGATACCACAATCAACAACTTCGCCCGCTACATAAAGAACGGTCTTATCATTGCCTTGTAAAGCATCTTCACAAGCTACAATTCTTTCAGCTACACCACCAGAAGTAGAATGGAGCTGTAATGTTCCAGCTGAATCCGCTTCAACAACCATACCAGGTAACAAAGTGGTAACACCAGCCTTTAAAGCAAGGCTCTGGAGTTTTCTGTAATCACCTGCAAGGATAATTTTATTTGTACTCATAATTCTTTCTCCTTACTTTTTGGGTTAGTCTTTCTTTGGTTCAAAGTTCATTACAGGAGCTTCAAGAGGTGTGTCATCACCCTCAACATTTCCTATAGGAGCTTGTCCTGAAAAATCCAATTTCGGACTTTCGGGAGTTTCATCTTTCGCCAAGGCCGCGATTGCATTCAGTTCTATAACAGACATAGAGCTCAATTGGTCATTGGTGAAAACGTTTTTCTTGTTGGCCGTGATGTTACCGATCAACTCTGTTTTCTTAGAAGCTTGCGTCAACAATGCTTCTTGTAAAACATCTCTAACTTCTGCCGGAGCATTAGCGAGATAGTCAGCGGCATTTAATACTGGAGCTTCTGGTGCTTCTGGAGCTTCTGCATTTGCGGCTGGAGCTTCTGGTGCTTCTGGAGCTTCTGCATTTGCGGCTGGAGCTTCTGGTGCTTCAACATTTACTTCTGGAGCTTCCATCTTGGCGAGTTTGTCTTCCTCTAATCCCATCAAGAAAGGTTTGTCATCTTCTGACCACTTTCCATTTGCGATAAGATTGTCGACCATCTTTTGTTTGTCCATTGTCTGATCTCCTTCTTTGTTCTGGGTTATTAATTTAACTTCTTCATACGATATGACCTTTTCTACTGGCATGGGTAGACCTTCGAAAACAGCCTTCCCATCCTTTATTATATAACTCTGTTTGAACATGTCGTTATTCCGATAGTAGACAAACCAATCATCATATACATCACTGGCCCAAACGTCATCATCATTTGTTACTGCCCCTCTTAGTGTTTCATTGACTTCCCTCCATATTTCATCATGCGAAATATCTGCATTGATGTTTAATTGTTCTAATATAGGTAAGATGTCTGTTCTTTGTTTGGCATTCATTCTAAGTAACCCTGCACCATCTTCAATAGAACAAGCTCCTATTTGGTCGGGTAGTATGGCTAAATGGTCTGGGCGGAGGGTACGAGCGATAGCATTATATGGTGTGCCATTAAAATCTCCAGCACTCGCTTCATTTTCTGTAAATACTCCAGTAGAAACTTCTATCATTTGGTTGTTGTTCAAAGCTTCTATAATTCTATCGTCAACTATATCCAAGCGTTCTGGATCTAACCACGCTTCAGCTTTTAATCGTTTCCCATCAAAGGTGGTGTTCATTATAATACCAACTTTATACTCTTCGATTATTTCCGGGTCACAAGCGGATAGGGCTTTTCCGTCCATTTGAGGATGATACACCACGACAGGCTTATGATTCCAAACTAGGGGAAACTTCTCCAACTCATCTGCAGGATACAATAGAGGGCCGTCTGACCCATTCAATACACCTTCCACCAACATAACCATTGGAACTGCTAAATAATCTTTGCCTTCCAACACTTCATTTCTAACCATCCCGAGTAGGTTGGTTATTATATGTTGCATGTTGCCGGTCAGTTTTTTTTGTTTATGTCTGTAACTTAGTTTCTTCTTTTTCATTTCAGTCATTCCTTTTTATCCTATTAATAAAAACATAGGCTGATATTTATATTATAATTCCTTTATGTATTAAGTCAAGAGAATTTTTAATTTTTTTTTCACTTTTTTTTATTTTACCTTCTATATGGTATCCAAGCACATCGGCAATTTGGGTGGAGTGGTATCAGTCCTCTAGCTTCCGCCACTGTGAAAATGTGACCATCCATGGAACTACATTCGGCACACACTCTATCATCACCTGCTGTTGACCATTCCGCCTGGATTCCTAATTCCTTAACACCCAATTTTTCAAAAGAATCTAATTGACCTTCTGCATGAGCATATATGATTTCTGTTCGTGCTATGGTTAAGGCTCTTTTCTTAGTTAGAGCAGAAATCCTTCTGTTCATTTCTAAAGCAACCTTTCCGGCGCCCCAACCATTAGACAATCCTGTGGCTAGTATCCTTGAGGTCTCTTGCGACATCTGAGCTGTATAGCCTGTCAACCCATCAAATACTCTCGTATAGATAAGCTCTATCTTAGAAACGGCTTCAGCGGAAGCAAATGACGAGGTTAAAAACTGGGCCTTGCCTCCTTCATAAAAAGAAGTGGATTCAGCTAGTATGTCTTTATTGGTATCCACATAAGCTCTTGTGACCCCTTTCTTATAGGAAGAGTCCACATACTCATGGGTCCAAGCCGCGTCTTGTGTTCCTACTTCAAGAATGCCTTGGTCTACTTGACCCTGGAACCATTTACGAAATTCTTTAACCTTTCTAGAATCTGTATGGAACTCATATTGTCTGGCATAGACATTCTGGCGGAGTCCAGGTGTTACCTCCGTCAGACCAAATACGTCCTTTTCTCTTATGTACGCATTGACAGCCCCACGGAGCTTTCTTGAACGTTTATTTATCTCCCTCATAAAAGCCTGACGGATCATTGTCGTTCTGGATGGATCTGGGGTTCTAGTTCGCTTTCTCATCTTTCTTTTCCTTTGCTTTTGCTTTTGGAGCTTCTTCAGGTTCCGGAGTTTCTTCTTCCTCGTCATCCATTTCAGAAACATAAGAATTTAAAGCTTCTTTTATCTGCTGTATCTGTCCTTGAGATAACCCACCAAAGATGGCAAAGAACTCTTCCGGTGGAATCATCATGTCCACGCTTCCTTGAACAAACTTAGAAAGAGCTTCAGCCCACCCTTTGGCTATTTCTGCTTTCTCTACATCTGTCTGGGTGTTTATGTCTGGCCATGTTACAAAGTATTCTTCAACAACAGGAAGGACACCAACAGCTATTAATCTATCCAGAACATTTCTGACCACGTATGGGGTGACATAGAAGTTCTGGCGGTGTTTGACCCTTCTTAACCAGGTTCTGGAATCCTGGGATGAAGCCAACTCTGCCGCTTCTGATCCAAACAATACCCTTTTTGGTATTCCTTCCGTTATAGCTATGGAGCTCAACTGGCCTTCTATGTGATGTTCCGGATCAGCTACTTGAGGCTGAAGTGATTTTGCTGTGACACCTTCCAATGCTATATATCTTTGAAGTCCCAACATATACTTCTGCATCTCCTCCCGAAGCGAATCTTTATCCACCTCCACCTCAGAATCATCACCATTTACTTCAAAAGAGTATCCTGGGAAACCACCTTTCCAGAACATTTCTGCGGAGCCTCCTAAGACCTTCCGTAGGTCTAAAAGACGATTATAGGACTTCTGCATTCTTGGAGTTCCAAGGGTATCACTCATTTCCCGCCTGTCTGCAAAATGAACAACTCTATGCCAATGCACCTTAGTTGATATGGAGGATGTTTCGCTTTGGAATATTATCTTGTAGTTTAAAGGAAGACCGAAGCGTGGGCTTGATACATCCTTATTCAATTCCCCTATAGCCACCACGGGTTCTGCAAAAGGCCGGAGGTAGGTGATTTCATGGGTAACTTTCGTGTCTTTTCCTATCCTTGTGGTACCATCTTTCCCTACCCCTTTAACAGGTGAGGACAAGGGTTTTCCATCATTTAAGCCTATGAGCAATACCCCAAATCGTCCTACTCCAGAAAGTTTGTCTGCTCGGTGCATAAGAGAAAGTAAATGGTGTTTCTTGTTCAGCATGGCCATCATAGTTTCAAATTCTGTTGTATTCTTTGGATCCTCTGTCTCATAAATAACAGGAGGATTAGACCAAGACTCATCTGGCCATACATCAACCACCCTAGCCGCGACTCCTTCTCTGGCATACATACGTTGGTAATCAGTGACACCCAAAGTATTAGGATACCCGCAGGACATGTCTAGGTCCTTTCCCCCGCCGTCTATCATAGAGCCTAAAAGTTCTGCTCTGGTTTTGGCGGCATTCATAGCTAGGCTTTTTGCCATTTGGTGCATATCTTTGTTCACTGTGACCATACTAACCTGATCTTTACTGGCTGTGGTATTTCTTGTGATGGGTCTCTTGTTCATCTTGCCTTCTCCTTATTTAATAGGTTAAAGAGCTCCAGCTCTTCTTTTTCCTTTTATGACCTTGGCAAATGCTCCACTTGAAGCGTCTACCTGATCCTTATATTTTGAAGCAGGCCAGTACATAAGTTCATCTAAATAAACTTTATTCCAAGCGGCCTTTAACATTTTTACATTAGCACCGTTGACCTGAACTGCAAATGGTTCGGCCCTTGTTTCTTTGTCTCCTGTGGGCCTGTCGGCGTAAACTTTAAAACCTATAAGACTCTTAATTGTGTTTTCTGCGGATTCCTTTCCTCCTGAGCCTGGTTCCTGTTCCACATATACACTGGTGGACACTCCATCCATCTTTGCAGTTTGTTTCAGTATTTGTTCTCTATCAAAAGAGTCCCACTGACCCCTCACCACATCAAGGACCCATACGAATCCATTTTTATCTACACCCATTAAGACTCCGACTGTATATGCTCCTCCGCCCCTTGTTCCAGCCTTATCCCAATATCTTACCTTTCTTTTAAATTTGTTTGGTGGAGCCATCTCTATTTCAATCCTTCCTGTCTTAAACTCACCACCTCCACGAGGTACAGGGGACTGGTCAAACTGGGCGGCATAGCCGAACTCACCTAATTTATCAGCCATTTCAGCTAATATCTCCGCAGATAAGCGTTTCGGATCGAGAAGGCCGTCTACATAGTTGTCTCTTAGCTCTACGGGCGACACCTTATTAGATAACTCCGCTGGTAGGCAGATGTGTTTCAGCTTGGCTTTCGTTTGTGCTAATAACTCTCCTGTACAGTCCGCCTGATGCAATCTCTGCATGATTAGGGTGGTTACGGCAATCCCTTTATCTATCTTACGAGTAGGCAGGGTTTCTGACATCCAGTTATTAGCAGTAACAATTTCTTGACTAGAAGCGGCACCCTGAGGGTCAAGCGGATCATCGACAAATATGAAGTGGGCATGAAACCCTGTAATGGCTCCACCTACCATAGTTGCCAATCTTGCACCATTCATAGTATTAACAAAATGACCTTTGGTTGCTTGGTCATCAGATAACACTATCTCAGGAAACAAGTCTTTATATTTCTGAGAGGCTACTATCATTCTAGCCTTACGAGAAAGATCAAGAGAAAGAGGTGCGGTATGTGTTCCATAAATTGCTCTGGCTGTCGGCATCCTTGTCCAAATCCATGGAGTAAACATTACAGAACAGATAGTAG